CCACTAGTGTCTGCCGTAAACTGACCGTAGTAGTATCCATTACCAGAAACATCTAGCGTTTGATTTGCATACCCTGGTCCAAGTTGCCATACAGATTTGCCGCCAGAAGAAGTAAACGATGACTGGCTATCGAGCATGTTTTCGTATGAGTCTTGGCTAAACTGTTCCAGATAATAAATGCCATCACGCAGAACGCTTACATAAGCAATGGTATCGAGAACACACACACTATCGAAAGAACCGTTTTTGGTTTCCCATTGAACCCAGGCGGCAAACTTTTCATCTCGAGCAGAAACAAATACAGCTAGAGTTCCATCTCCATTTACAATCAAAGCATACTGCTCTGTTGCTATTTGATTGCCTTGCAGCGCAGCAATATCTTGAACATCGTTAACTACGTGCGAAGCCGCAATGTTTAGGTTGACAGAGCGATAGGCTGCTTCACCATCCGAAAACAAAAACTCTCGAACCGTTCGGCTATTTTGTTGCGCAAAGATTGTAGCCCCATCAAATGGGATCGGCGTTACAAAAGAAGAGCCAAAAGAAGTTTGTCTTTGAACGGATACAGATGAGGGAGTTAACCCAGAATTTCCTTGCGGAAGAAAAAACTCGGACGTTTCTGAAAAAACCTGCATGTCTCGATTGGAGACAATGTGCCTTATGTTAGATACATTTGAAACGCCAACCTCAATTTGAATGGAGGCATCATCTTCTCCATTGGCCAGATCAAAGTTAGCGTAAGCACCTACACGACTAGACCACAGGCCAGCGGGTTGGCTTGAGCTACCGCCAAACCAAAGTCTATTCTGGTGTAAGGAAACAGCACCGGGCCAGCCACGGACATTGCTAAACGATTGTTCTTTAAACAATCTAGTCGGCACATTGGTTGGGTCATAGGTTACAGACGGGCCGCCGCCGTCTTCACTGTCGGTCGCCGTGCCGGCAGTCGTGACCTCATAGTGATCTTCATCAATCACTGTAATAGAAAAAGTGCTATCTAACTGAGCAGCAGTTATCCCGCCAACGCCATTAGAGCCCTCAATCGTAATTGATGCGCCAGTGCTTAGGCCATGATTTGCTTCAGTAATTTCAACAACGGCAGAACCCTTTGTCGTGCGGAAGGGATTAAGTTCATAGTTACCTATTAGCTTTTCTGATTTAACATCTGCTGTTGCCTCAACCGCAGAGTTAATGCCGGTTATTTCTAGCTGATTCCCTCGAAGGGTGAATCGCGTACCAATGTGATCAGAAACAAATAAGTTTTCAGAACAAGTAAGTGTGATTGATCCTGTGTTTCCGCTTGGAGACAGTGTTGCATTATTGGTACTGAATTTTGCAAACGGCTGAAACGATTGCCGATTGTTTGTGCTTTGATCAAACGCAAAAACATTTAGCTCGAATGTTGTTAAGGATGTTCTTAACAATTTTATTGGGGCAAAGTTCATATGCGCAATGAACATTGTGTCTGCAATTTGCGCATACGTTAGCTGCGGAACCTGACCGGAAGTCCATGGACAATCAACCGCGCCAAAAGACTGAAGCAAGGTTCCTATCGGATCATAGATAAACAAAGACCTATCGCCAAAAGCGATGATGTACTTTTCATCTGCTGAAAATTCAAATGAAACAATCCGCATTTTTGATGGGAGTGCGGTTAAACGCTTAGTGCCAGGACGACTTTGAGCACCGCCAGTGTTTAAGGTTAAAACATTTTGAAGGCGAGCTGCACCATTGGCATAAATCTTTTCGTTGATTCGGCCAAACATCTGCGGGTCAAGTTCACCCCCAGAAAAATTTGTTTTTAATAATCGAAGGTCTTTCATCTGTAATCCTTAAACCTTAACGGGCAGCATAAAGATTCCGTGGGCGAACTCGACGATTAGTTTGTGCGCTTGCGTCTGCTTGCTTTGCAACTCGCATTTGGCTCATTGCAGTTTTGGACATGTAGTCCGCAAGATCAACCTGCTGCGCGACAGAAAGAGCAAAGATTGATGCCAGCTTATACAAAATCATTTTGCGGAAATATGGAGGCCACTCTTCAATGGCAATGCTTGCTGTGTAGTCAGCAAAAAGTTTATCTGATTCACCAGCATTGGTATGGATTACATCGCCAATCCTGCGAAAGTCTTGGGTCGTATTCCCGCTTGTAATTTGATCTATGCGAAAACAATCTGCCGGAACCTGATAGGCAGAATTATAGTTTGCAATTGGATCGGTAGTTAATCGTGATAGCTGTTCCTGCTTTTTTGCAAAAGACCATGGGTAAGATGACAGTTCGTTTTCAACAACCTCATCATAGAGATGGCTGGCAGAATCTGACTCTGTAGTATTATCGTTAAAGGAATTGATTGGGTTTGCACCGATCAAAACCAACGCACGACTACAAAGCTCAACTTTGGTTGCCATCTGTAACTCCAGTCTTTAAAGCAAAAGAGGGGCAGGCCACCGCCTACCCCCCTCTCGTAACACAAAACAATATGCCTAATAAGGCCCTATTGTTACGTCGTGGCGGTCGTTACCGGAGTGGCAAGGTTTGCCGAGGTAACAACCAACTCACCAAGGGTGTTGTTGTTCGTATCGAACGCCTTGATGATATCGCCATAACGAATGCTGTCGGCGTGGTTATTGAAATAACCTGAAGCCCCAACAGTCGCAATAGCGTCAGCCGTGCGGTAGGTGTAGAAACTTTCGGAAGCGCCCGCGATACGCTTCATTTCAGTTGCATCAAACGCCATGATATTTCTCCTTTAAGCAGCTATTAGGATTCGTCAACTTCGACAACCAGGCAACCAGCGCCATCAATCAAAACAGACCCCATAGACAGGCTTGAGTTGATCAGATTGGACGCTTTCTGCGGAACGTAATCAATCCGCGTCTGGACTTCAGAGTTGATGCCGTGACCCAAAGAAGACATATGGTAGGCAATGCAGTTGCGAATGTTCGCCGCTACAGTCAAACCCGAGTGCGTAAAGATGTTGAATCCAAGCCACCGTTTAGCGGTCATTCCGCCTTTGTACGGCAGTTCGTCAAGGCCGATGAAGTCAGCCGAGGCGAAGGAATCTTCAGAAAGAAGATCAGTCCATGCCTTTGGAGAAATCGCCATCCAACGCTGGCCGTCATCCGGAACATCGTTCGCATTGAAAGTCTCAAAGACTTCAAGGACTTTTGTTTTGGTGAGGCCCGTACCGCCATTAGCAATGGTGCTGCCCGTGGTTTCTGCGGCGGCAATAATGATGTCATCCGTCGTGCGGCCAAGCGCATAAGCGCCAGACTGAGCAACGATCATACGCTCATCAATGTTGGTTTTCAGTTCGTCAAGAACATCAACATAATCGCCAGCATAATAATCAGCCATTGTGGCTTCAACATTGCTGTGCTCAAGGTCCATTGGGACGATGTCCGCATGGCGACCTTTAGTCGTTGCAACGCCCTTGGCGAGCTTTTGAAAACGGACAGTGTTACCAACAACCGTTTTCGTGCGAACGGTGCCACGGAACTTCGAACCCTGGCGTTGGTATACGAGATGAACATCACGCTCAAACTGCGTGATAAAAGCTTGTGTAATGGTATCGCTCATAAGAGTCTCCGATCTAAATGTTGCGTATGCAACTGGTTGGCTGTCGGTTTCCCAACCTCAGACCGGCATGAGTTCCCAAGTTAATGGCTCATCGTCTTGATATGGACCTGATCGCTTAATTACAGATTAAGCAGATTTTGTCAATCCATAAAAACAAACTGTTTCCCACTTTTGCTATATCCTAGTTTTTTTAAGAACTTTGCTGTCTTGTCTTCCGCTATGCCGGTTGTCACGCCAAGCTGAATCTCTGCGACATCGGGGTCTTTTTGTGCCCAGCTTGTGTAGCTTCGGATTAAGTTAAGAGCAGACGTTCCGCCACGCGCTTCTGGTTTAACGTAGAACAATAAATCCGATGTAAATTTCTTGCTAGAAAAATACAGGTTGGTTTTTATTGCGCACATAATCCCAACTGGCTTGTCTGCAATGCAGGCAAAGACAGAAAACAAAACATCGTCTTGATGATGCAAGTTTAAAAAAGTTTCCGCAACAACCGATTCATCAAATGGAATATGCCGGTATCGAGACTCCAGATGGAGCGCTCGACCCATTGCCATTACATTATCAATGTCGCTTGGCTTAACGGTTTTTATAGTACCTCGCATTCATCTCATCCACTTTTGCCACAAAGGAAGGATCGCGTTTATTGGGGTTCCAATAACGCTCGTCATTTTGTGCTTCAATCAACTCTTCTACTGTTAGTGTTGGCTGACCATCACTAGAAGAAATAGATGCACCTGTTGTTGAGCCGCCCATCATTTTTTCCAAAAGCTGAATGCCAGAAGCGGTTTGTGCCATCCGCTGTAAAGCGGCGTACTCTCCCTCATCAGAAACATTTGTGTCGGCCCAAGCTGCGACAGCAGAAATACGTGCTTGCGCATTCTCGCCCAGTGCTTGCATTTCAACAGCAGGGTCTGGCCCCATCATTGCGCGAGCATAGGTTTCAAGTCCTTCATTAAATGCTTCTTGTGGCAAACGGGCTGCATGACAGGTTTCTCTCCACCATGTTGCAAGTTCGCTTTCATTAAATGCGTCTTCATCAACCTCAAGGGTTTCAGGAAACGCATAATCTCCAGGGGTTTCCGGAACGCCTTCAGGGACTTCGGATGCAATTTGCTCTCGAACTGCTGCCTCAATCTCTTCTTTTTTTCCATGGAACGCTTTCTCAAGTTCAGAATAACTTTGAGCTAACGCTTCTGGAGAAGTAAACTTTTCTGGCAGCCACTCTGGCCTGTCTACAGCTTGCTCTTCTGTAAACTCAGCCCCCTCTTCAGGTTCTGGATTTTCTGATTCTCTGTCGTTCAGCATTGTCGTGTTCCTCTATCCGCTTCATAATAATTGCCACAAGATCACGCTTGCCCTCCATGTGGCGGACATACGCATCGCTGTGATCTGGTGTGCAAACTACTTGCTGTGTGATGCTGCGAAGATAAGTTAGCGTTTCTTTCCCTGTGCCAGTCTTAAATGTAGCAGCAATGATTTGATTTATTCGCGCATCTGATTCTTGGGTTCTTACAAACCCATCAGCCGATAGGTGCGCTGGGTTGCTGGGGGGCTTCACTCTCTTCTCCCATTTGTGGATTTTGCGTAGCCATAAGCTGTTGCATTAGAGTTTCTCTTTCTTCCGGTGTTCGTATTAAGGTTTGTGGAACGGCCAGATTATCCGCAAGATAGTCTGTTGCTTTTGCCTGATCGACCATAAGGTTCGAAATCTGCGGCCCGAACAGTCCACCCAATAGCTGCATAAAGCGCGAGAAGTTTTCAATATCTTGGAAGCGCTGTGCCTGCGATAGTGGAGCGGAAGCGATAACTCGAATATCCACTCCGTTAATAGGCGGAGTTTCAACCAGTCCTCGCTGTCGCAATATAAATATTGTGCGCTGCATCAAAGGAACAACGAGTTCGTTTTGAAGGCGCGAGTAAGTTCCAGCAAGGCGGCGGCTTAAGTCTGCCATCCGCTCTGCAATTTCTGTTGCTGTTTTGGGAGATAGGTTAGGCGAACCCATCTGTTCGTTAAATAGAGATCGGCGTATAGCCGATCTTAAATCCTCAAGCACAATACCGCTTAGATCAAAGCGGCCAGCAGAAGGCAGCGGCTGCAAACCTCTGGTATTTGGCGCTACAGGAATAACGGCACCGGGTGCAATCCTGATTGTATCAGGGTTGATCGAGCCGTCATCATCGACCTGCCACATTCCGCTAACTGCAAGGTCAGCGTTTTCCAAAATCAATTGGCTTACCAGATTGACCGTCTTAATGCTGGACAGTGAGTTGATCACGGGGCCGCGACCCCAAACTTCGCCCGCTGCTTTAGCCCATCGGAATACGATAAACGGTGAAGAGCCAATGCCCTTCAATGTCTTTTTCATAAGCTGCTTGCCGGTTCGCATATCATGCAAGCAATGTGTGTAAACAAACTCATTGGTTTTAGACCAGTCGCGATAACACGACTCGACTAGCTGACAGCGCTTATTGTTTTGCGCATCGGCTTCCGTAAGGTTTTTTGCGTCTGGAAAAACCTTGTCGATCTTATTGTATTCAAGAAAGTGCTTAACAAAGACACCATCAATCCGCCCATCCGGCCCCTCGTCCAATGCAACATACGGCATTGGGACAGAGCGGAATCGGATTAGTTCTAGCGCATTGCCTTGGTCGATACGCATTACGCCAGTGCCAACAGACAAATCTAAATAAGATTCATGTAGCTCGGCAGAGATGTTTGTTTGTTGCAGAATATCAAAAACAAGGCCGCTTAAATCTTCAAGCGGCTGTAGCATTTCTCGCTTTTGCTCTGCGGGCACAGTGTGTCCAGGGGCAAATGAAGCCCAACGAACATGCCCCGGCGTCAATCCAGATTGGATTCTGCTTGCAAACTCTTGCACACCACCGACGGCGGTATCATCAAAGATTTCTGCCGTGCGTCGTTGGCCAGGGCTTTCATCATAAAAGCCGGTGCGACCCGGCATTGTATAATCAAAGCACTCATCAAAGAGTGTGTTCCAGTTATTCTCTTTAGCGCCGAATGCTTTCCGCGCCCTAAGAATTGACTGATCAGATTCACCTGATGGTGCAGTTTGCCCCTGCATTGGGTATGACTCAGCCAAAGTAATTGCGCCCCGAGCCACCAAAATTGCTGCCAAAACCAGCGCCGGTGTTTTGTGAAGCCAAAAGGCTGCGGACTATCGACCCGCTGCCCGTGCGCTTTGTCCCTTCAAGGCCCTCTCGTTTAAGCCTGCTTGTCTCAGCCTGTGCTTCTTCTTTGGCGCGAGTGCGCTGTGCAATAGAGTCGGCGGATTCTTTTGGAACTTTAGGTTTAAAACACATTAGACGCGTCCCGAAATTGTGTGACGACGAACGGTTGTTCTCCGCCCCTCATACGGCGAAACAGATCGCTTTGCAATAAAAGGTTTTACAGTCATGGGCGAACTTGTAATAGCTCTGCCTTCTCCGCCTGACAACATTAGGTACTGCAAGGCATCGTGCGGGTGGCTGTATTCATTCTTGCTAGGCGAATCTGTGTAGCGCTCTCCGCTTACTTTTAATCGTTTGTATTGATAGCCGCCTTCAAAGCCGGCAATGATTGTCGTGCAAGACTGATCTATTAACATACCTGGCTGGCCGTCTACCATTCTTTGCAGAGGGGCGTGGACTGAATCCAACCGCAAGGCAACGTCATTACTAGATGCGGGAACGGCTGGCAAGCCAGCAGCGCGCAAAATCATAAAGGGTGTAGTCTCGTCAGTCTGTGCTCGGAAGTCTCCCGCCGGATCGCCCGTTAGCTTAAAGTTAAAGCCTGGGTAATTTGACATAGCTTCTTTTAGCTCATCAGCAAACCCGACTGTACCCATGTCAGTAGCCACAAGCTCTCGCAGAATTAACCAGCGTCTGCCAATCTTCTGCCCAAAGACAGCGGCAGGGGTTAAGCCAAAGTCCATTCCAATTAAGATTGGCTTGCCAGACATAGGCATAAGGGGTTCTTTGGCAACGTGAACATCACGAACAAAGTCGCGGTACACGGGGCGGCCCTCGACAACGCGGCCAATTCGATTGAACACATACACATCAACCCAATCGGGCGACTTGCCTAGCACCAACTGCGGATAATAATCCTCGTGCAAGTTCTGCATATTGTCTGCATTAGGGTTAATCTCATGCCCAATAACACGCTCTTCGGAATCGCGCCGCTCGTGCATAGCCGGGGGCTGTTCATAGAACGACCACTCCGCTGGCTTGATAAGCGCATCACGCTCGCGCTTTGTCATACCGCTTGGCGGTGGTGCCCACCCAGCCATGATTGCCATCCAGTGATCTTCTGACATGGCGTTCGTGTCTGCAATAACACCAGACCATGTTGGCCCACCGTCACGCATCGAAGGATACCGACGCACACGACTGGTTAGCCCATCAAAGATTGCCTTTGGAACCTCACGCGCTTCGTTAATGTAGCCGCCAGTAAGCTCAAGGCTGAGTAGCTTCTTCACATCTTCTGGGCGATCTAGCGCTAAAAAAATAACTTCGCAGTCCAACCGGCCACGCTTTATGTGGTGTGTGTAGGGAGGCGACCACTGGAACCTGCCCCACACATCTTCCGGCAACCAATCCAACCATGTCTTAATTGTGGTGGTTTTAAGCTCTGGTCCGGTGTTGCGAATGATAACCCAACGAGAACGACGAATGCCTTTCTTGTTCGGCGCTTGCCCCATTGCTCTGCGCATTATCTCTATGCAGCAGGCAGCAGTCTTACCGGATCCAATCGGGCCACGGATAATCCTGACAAAAGAATTGTCCTTCATAAAAGCCCGCAGCGTAGGGCCGTCAGGCTTGT